ACGTTCTACGAGAGCGCGCGGGCGTGCCGCAATGTGGGCGTGACGGACTGCGCGCCCGCTCGGCCCGATGGCTCGGCCGTGTGTGACGTGTACCTCACGCACAAGGGAGACAGCCGGCCGGGGACGGTGATGGGGCGCCTGGAGTTCAGGCCCACCGGCGCCGCATCGAGCGCGGTGGATCTGCGCGTGGTGCGCCAGGGCCCCGAGTGGGCGCGGCAGTCCTTACAGGCCACGTGGGAGCGCGCTGTGCGCGGGCAACCCTGCCAATAGAATCGAGAGCAACCCGGCCAGGTCGGCACCTCCTTCGACCCCGGCCGAGCCAGAAAGCCCCAGCCGCACCGAGAGCTCTGGGGCTTTCGTCTTTCTGGCGCTGCCTGGTGCGCGCCAGCTCTCAGGCGTTTAACCGTGGACCGGCCCCATAGGTATCACCTGCCCCCCGTTCGCAGCTCCTGCGGCGTCTCCGGCCCGCTCCTGGGCCTGCTTTTGATCTGCCGCCAGGCCCCTTTCCACCTGCGGCACCAGCAGCGCCAGGAAGTGTTGCACCTCGGCCCATGGCCGGCCCGCCAGGTAGTTGAGTAGGCCCTGCGCTTGCATGGCATCGACGGTCAATTGCATGGCTGCTTCTCCTTTGGGATTTTTCAGTACCCGCTGCCGTTGTCCAGCTGCTCGATGAAGGGCTCGGCGGCGGTCCAGAATTTCGACCACTCTTCATTGAGGCGCCCCATGGCGTAGCTGTAGGCGGTGCCCTGCTCGCCGGGCGTCTCGCTGGGCGTCACGCCGAACAAATTCGCTGGTGTGCCCAGGCCGGTGCTCAGTTCGTACTCGGTCCCAGGCGTGCCCTCGTAGCCCGAGGCCGCCGTGGCGATGGCGTCCTTGAGGCGTTCGAGCATCGTGTTCAGGGCGATGAGGCGACTGGTTGCCTGATTCGTCATCGAGCCATAGGGCGTGCCGTTCGAGATGATGAGTGTGGTCATGGGTCATTCTCCGTTTGCGGGGGGGATGGATCAATGCAGGGCGTCGACCTTGGCGGCCAGCTGCTGCACGGCGTGCAGCGCGAGCAGAGACATTTGAATCGGATCGAGCTGCAGGTAGGTGCCGCCCTTGGAGACGATCTCGCTGTTGACCTGGTCGGCCTCCTGCGCCACCAGGCCCAGCGGGTGGAAGTGGCCGTCATCGATGCGCACCGGCGGCGGCGGATCGGCATCCTCGGGTTGATCTGGCGTCGTGACCAAGGGCGCGAACGCCTTGTAGTTGAAGCCGACGAAGCGCAGCGCCCGCACCATCGAGAGCGAGTCCTGCGCGGTGTCGGCGATGTTCTCTTTGAGGCGCGCGTCACTGGGGCCAATCGGCCAGTTGTATTCGCCCGCGCCGTTGATGTAGCAGATGAGGTTCGAGACGCCCGAGTTGCGGATGTATTCGGGGTTGCCCGTGCCGTTGTCGTGAATGTAGTCTGCGCCCCCGCGACCGACGAGCGCACCGGCATTGCTTGCATAGCTCACGCTGCCTTCGATATTCGCGCGCACGGTCCCGATTGACCCGGCGGACCCGCTGAGTACGAAGTCGATATAACTGCCGCTGCTGGCTTGCATGCGCATGCCAGCCCAGTTGCCCTGCACATGAATGCCCATGATGTAGACCTCGGCCCAGCCGGGATTCGCCTGGATCATGTAGCGCACCAACGTGCCTCCGCCCGCGTCTTGATAGTTGTAGCAAAGATAGCCGACGCCCGCGCCGCCCGATGACGTATAGCCCGCCGGTGTATTGACTGTCCCATTCGACCCCGAGATCGTCAGAAGGCCGACTCCCGACGGATTCACGTAATTGAGATTTCCGCTGGCGCCGTCCCAATCCAGGCGCCAGCCATCCGTCGTAAAGCGCAGGCGCCGGGCATTGCCGGCGACTTCAAGACCCAGGCCTGGCTGCTGCCCGCCTGCGTAGATGCCGGCCGGGCTGATGAAGTCGCCGTTCGTCGCATGGATGATCGTCGCTTTGCCGCTGCCGCCCGTGCCCAGGTTGTTGTAAGTCAGCGATCCATTCGCGAGGCTCGCATACAGATACGAGTTCTGCTTGACGGTCCAGTACACGTTGTTCGCATCAATCGACCAGTAGCAATTCGCGTTGAGGTTGAACTGCGGCGCTGTGACAGGGCCACCTGCGAAGGTGAAGCTGGCCGCGTCGAACTTGAAAAGCTTCTTCGCACCCGTGCCCACGGCCACCGAAGTGAACAGTGTCTGTGCCGCACTCTTCTGGATCGCGAAGTAGTCCGTGTTCGCAGTGCCCGCCGGGTCGTGGTACAGATCGAGTTCGCTCGTGCCCGCTGCACGCGGGTTCATCTGCAGTGCCGTCGCAGTGCCCCCGGTAGGAAAGTAGTGCGTGCGCACGCCCGTGTTGGCGAAGGCCATGCTGCCTGCACCCACGCGGTACAGGCCCAGCTGCGGCTCGCTCTTGAACGCAAGCGACGGAGCCGCGACAGTGCCATCGGGCAGCAGATAGGGCGCGGTCGAGCCGCTGGTGGGGATCGTGTCCCAGCCTGAGTTGTCCGCGTTGCGGATCTTCATCACAGGGGCCGCGCCGCTGGTGTCGATCCAGATCGTGCCGGGGTACAGGTCCGGCGGCGCAGCGGCGCCGCTGTTGCTGCTCATGACCGCGGCCTGGAAGCGGTTGAGGATATCGGCCAGCTCATCGCCCGACGTGGTCAGCGGATCGATGGGGAAGTCGTCGGCGAGCGATTGCGACATGGCGTGCTCCTTCGTTGTCAGATCGATGTGGGCCGCAGCCGACCATAGCCCTCGGCCATGATATCGACGGAGCCTGCGACGTAGGCGTTGCTCACTGTGTTGCGCAGCTTCACGGTGAGCCCATAGGGACTCTTGTTCGTGACCTCGGCGACGACCGGGTCGGGGTTGCCATTGATCGAGATGGCCACGGCCTCCAGCTCGCGAAAGGCCGGGTCGAACATGAACTCCAGGCCAGCCGGCGAGACGTCCACATCGCCGTAGCTGTCGACGCGGTCGGGCATGTCCACCTCGATGCGCCCCGAGCGCACGACGACGCGCGTGTCCGGGTCCAGGCTCTTGAGGACGATGCGAAACTGCAGCATCTGCGCGGTGAAGTCGCCCACGGACACAGGGCGCCAAGGCGACCAGGTCGAGCCCGTGCCCGAGGCAATCGGGTCCGCGTCATGCATCGTGGGCCACAGGTGAATGACTTCCATCTCATCGGCCGCACGTGCTTCGAGCCAGCAGTCCCAGTCGTCGGACGTGCCGCTCACCAGCGTCTTGACTTCATGCAGGCTGACCCAGTTGTGCATGTAGTCCTGCGCGCGAATGCCATAGGCTTCGATCTTGGACGAGACACGCACCTCGAACACGTCGCCCAGGTCGACCGGCTTGAAGCAATAGTAGATGCCCACCGGGTAGACGTTGCCGAAGTCGCCTTCGCTGCGCAGCTCGCGGCCATCAACCACCGCGTGATCCACCTTGCCAGGCCAGGCCGGGGTGAGGTCAATGTCGTTGACCACCTCGATGACATTGATCTCGGGCAGCACCGCGACCGTCGTGCGCCGCCACACCACATCCGACAGGTTGCCGCTGGTGTCCTCGACGCGAATTCCATACGAGCCGGTGCGCGCGCCGGCCGCGACCTTGGTGCCCGGCCAGGCGACCTCGGCCAGCTGCTGCGATGCATTCCACACCGGCGTCTCGGTGTTGGGTGTGTAGCGCAGCAGGTAGCGGCCAATGTCGGGTTCGTCGGGGTGCTGCCAGAACAGGTCGATGGTTTCCTTTTGCACGTTGGCGCCGAACATGGGCACGACGGCCGGCGCCGTGGTGTCGGGCTGCAGCGTGATGGACGCATAGGCGGCCTGCCCGCGAAAGCCCACGCTGGACACCGGCACGATCTCGAACTGCAGCGGGATGCCGTAGTAGCGCTGATCCTTGAGCGCGTCGAGCGTCCACTGGTAGGACAGCTGGCCCACGTCGTTCGCGATGGGCACGCGCACCCCCGTGGGCATGATGAGCGTGACTTCATGGTGATGGATGCCCCAGCCGCGCACCTTCCATTGCAGCAGCACGTCGGTGCGCGGGTAGCGTGCGACGTAGTACAGGCGCGAGGTGGCCGTGGCGTCGAAGTCGACCAGGTCGGTACTGTTGAGGTAGTCGTGCCCGAAGCCTGGGTCCCACGGCGGGATCGCGCCGGTGTCGGCGTCGTAGACCCCCTTGACGTACTTGCACAGCGTCAGCTCGGCGGAGAAGTCCGACGCGGGCGTGATGCGCTGCACCAGGTAAGGCCACACCACGCGCTCGTACTCGCCCAGCACGATGAGATCGTCGGGCGCCATGCCATCGGTCCTGTCCAGCACGACCACGTCATCGGCTGTTTGACTCGCGTCGACACTGACAGCGCCCGTGCGCATGGTGCCGTCGTTCGAGCGCCAGGCGTAGCCCGAGGGCTGGAAGGTGAGCGGCCGGTCGACCTTCACGGCCAGGCTCGGCGCGTCGGCCACGCTCACGATGCGCGAAGGCACGCCGCCCACGCGCGGCACGTCATGCGCCACGTGCACCAGGTCGCCGCGCTGCACCAGCAGGTTCTCCACATCCATCGTGAGCGTGAACAGCTCCGCGCGCTGGATGCCCTGCGCGAGCATGAAGCGCCCGTAGGCCCAGGCGTGCGCGTAGTCGGTGATGCCGTAGGTGTCCAGCGTCTCGAACACCGTCGCATTGCTCGCGTTGTAGCCGTCGTTGTAGACGATGGTTTCGTCGCGACTCCAGGCGTTGTCGCGATTGATGAAAGCCACGCGCAGCGCATGGGGCACCTGCGAATACGTGCGCGAGCCGCCGAAGTTCCAGCTGTTGGCCGGCGTGATGAGCTGGCGCGGCGTGGTCTTCTCTTCGTCGTGCAGCACGCCCCAGGTGCCGGCCTTCGTGAGAATGATGGACGAGCGGCAACCCGACAGCACCGACTCGGCCAGCTCCATGACGGTCGAAAAATCGGTGATGACGATATCGCACGTGTAGCGCGGCGCACTATAGGGTTGGCCGTTGATGACCCAGGAGCGAACGGCGTCGCACTTGCCCGCCAGGTAGATCCAGCTGTCCCAGTCGACCTGTGCGTCGGACAGCGGCCGCGGATTCTTCTCGCTGGTGAGCATGTCCAGCACGATCCAGGCGGGGTTGCGCGTCTGGGTGTAGCCGAACTGCAGCGCGCCCCCAGCATCGCGCCAGGCCACGCGCAGCACCGAGGTGGCGATGGCCGAGAGGTTCTGCACCACGCCCGCGAGCTGGTCGCTTGCGCGCACGCGCATCTCCAGCATGGTGTGCTTCAGGCGCGGCTGCACCACGGGCCCGGCCTGGTAGCTGCGCAGGATGCCCAGCACGGCCTCGTTGACCTTTTGCGTCTGCCCGCCGCCGGTGCCATCGTAGGAGGCATCGGTGCGCACCACCTGCAGCTCGTACTCGCCGGGCGCGGGGAAGACGAAGAACAGGCGCAGCCAGAATGGGCCGACCGCCGCGACCTCGTTGCGAACCGAGGTGGCGACCAGCCAGGCGTAAGGGTCGCGACCCTCGAAGGCGCCATAGCTGATGAAGTGCTGCCACGGGTCCAGGCCCGCCGCCGCCACGTCCGGGTAGCGTTGCAGGTAGACCGCGCCGTCGAACGTGTTGCCTGCCTTCACGCGGAAGGTGAAGGGCACGTCAGTGATGGTCGGTGAGAGCGTGCCCCCGTTGTCGATCCAGTACCAACCGCCGATGTTGCGGTTGTAGTAGCCCGAGTCGGGGTTGCCGTAGATGTCCCTGTCCCACCTGTGCAGCAGCGTGGGCACCGAGCTGGGCGACGGGGCATACCAGCCAATGTCGTAGACGGACGAGTAGCGACCCTTGATGAACACCGGCACCAGCGGGTCGCGCCCTTCGCGCGAGCCGATGGCTTCAAAGTGGTTGGTGGCGCTGCCAGGCCACCCGTTGTTCTTGATCTCCGGGTAGCGCGCGAAGTAGTTCGCCTCATCAATGGGCCCGCTGGGGTACTGAAAGAGCCAGTTCTCATTCGGGACGCTGGCGTTGTACTGGGCCATGCCGCCGCCGGCGGGCTGGGTGTTGGTCAACTGGCGCCAGTCGGCCGCGAGTGCACGCAGGTGCGCCGGTGATGAGCTGGGGTAGTAGTCGAACCAGGCGGTGTTGCCGATACCGTAGCCCAGCTGGTACTCGATGGTGGGCGTGGCGCCCGTGGTGTAGTAGCGATTGCTCGCGCCGTAGAAGTGATCGACCGGTAGCTGCGTCCAGGCGCTGTCGCCCACCTTGCGCCAGAACGCGGCCAGGTCAACGGTGAACGGCAGGATGTTGCCCGAGGTGTCCGTGCGAAAGATGCCCTTGGGAAACTGAATGTCCATGTCCGCATAGAAGGTGTCGGTCTTCGTGCGAACCGTGATCGGGTCGTTCTGCGCGAGCGTGATGGCGTACTGGTCATAGCCGATGCGCCGCGTTGCTAGACGCAGATCCTGGCAAAGACTGTTCTGATGCACGACCACCTCGGGCGAGTACTCCCACAGGGACACGTCGCCGATGCGCAGGTCTTCAAGCCCGACCCAGCCCAGGCCGAAGTCGTACAGCGCGGTGAGCGTGGTGTTCTGCCCCCAGTTGTCCACGTCGGGGTTGGCCGCGAGTGCGGGCATGACCTTGTGCCGCCCGTACACCACCAGGCAGGCGCCATAGGGCCGAGCTGCGTTGCTCTGGCCCGTGAGCGAATAGGACTTCGCGGCATCGGCTCCGCCGCTGGCGACGGCGGTGTTGACGCTCGCGGGCTTGACCAGCGCCGAGATGGCCATGGCGCCCACCAGTGTGATGCCCGCCTGAATGGCGCTGATGTAGAGGCCCGAGCCCGCCGCGCCAGCCACGCCCCCGAGCGCACCATAGATCGCGGGCGCAGCCCACGACGCGAAGACCGCGACCGCGATGGTGAGCACCGCGCCGATGATGCCTTTCTTGTTCTTGCCGCCGCCCCCGCCTTGCGGCACCACGGCCAGGATGAGCTTGTCGCCCGCGCGCAGGTGCAGGCCGTCCCAGTCGCGCACCTCCAGGCCGAAGTGAAACGCGCGCACGTACTCGCGCAGATCCACGGGCACGGCCGTCTCGATGAGGGTGCGCAGCGTGATGCCCTCGGTGATGGCGACCTCGCGATGCTCGCCGCCGGGCATGAGCATGCGGGCCAGGCCATGCGGCGAACAATCCAACGGCACTCTATCGAGAATGTCCGCAGGCGCCGGGTCGATGACTTCTACGCTTTCCATTCGTAGCTTCCCGTGCGCCGGTGCCGCCATTGGATATCGGCCAGGCTCTCGATGACCGACTCGTGACCGGGCAGCGAATGCAGAAACTCATTGCCGCCCAGGCTCAAGCCGCAATGCGTCTTGAAGCCCTTGATGCGAAAGATGTGCACCACGCCAGGCTCGATGCGCTGGCCTTCGTACAGGGGGCACCAGTGCGGCCCGTGCGTCTCGTGCTCGATCAGCTCGGCGGCTTCGGCCAGTAGATCGACCTCGCTGTAGAAGTAGGCAGGGAACTCCAGCCCGTACAGGTGGCGCGCGGCCAGGCGCACCACGCCCCAGCAGTCGGCCCCGGCGAAGTCGTCGCCGCGCGCCACCCACGGGATGCCCACGAAGGCGCGCGGCTGGTGCAGCAGGTGGTCGAGCGTGGTCATCTGAACAGCGCCGGGAATGCGACCGGGTCGTAAGCCTCGGCCGGGAATTTCTGCGTGAGGAAGTTGTCGACGGCCAGCTGGCCCGACACCGTCATGGCGTCATACGTGACCGAGCCCAAGCGCAGGAACGTGAGCGAGACTTCGACCTGGTCGGGGTACTGGCTCGTGACCAGCTCGATGGCGATGCCCGGCGGCTCGATGCTCTCGCGCACGTACTCGATGATGGCTGCATCGAGGTTGGAGATCACCAGCGACACCGAGGGCAGCTGCTCGCTGTCGTCCTGCGGCAGCGTCACGTCGAACGGGTAGGGCTCGAAGGTGTTGCCGCGACTGACCACCGCGACCGAGTTGTTGACCACGCGCAGCGTGTTGCCGCTCGCATCGGTGATGGTCAGCAGGGCCAGCCAGGCGACGTTGCTGGAAGACTCGAGCGCGGCGCGGATGTTGTGGACAGTCATGGTTCACAGGTCGCGCCAGGCGGGCAGCTGCTCCAGGATGCAGCTGGCTTGAAAGACGGTGCGGTCGGCCGTGGGGTACTCGATGGTGGGCGCCGCGGTGAAGCGCGCGACGATCTCTTTGCCGCTGGGTTCCTTCACGCGCGTGGGGAAGATCCCGCGCGCGCAGTTGACCCGGTACCAGCTCATGAAGTCCTCGAACAGCTCGGCCTTGAGCATGACCGTGGCATTGATGGTGCGGCCCGCGTCCGTGGTGCGAAGCCGCACCTTCGTGAAGCCGCCCAGCTCCATGTCGCTGCGCAGCACGGCCTCGTTGTCTTTCTCGTTCCAGTTCTGCCAGCAGCCATCGAGAGAGAGCGGGCGCGATGCGATCGTGATCGTGGTTGCCATGTGTCACCCCATCGCCGGTTGCCGCGTGACGCCGTAGGTCGAGCGCATGGTGCGGTCCATCTGGCCGCTGTTGAACATGGCCTTCACCTTGCGCTCGATGGTGATATCGATGATGCGCGAGCCATCGGTGTTGTCGCGCGAAGTGGTTTCGACTTCGACGTCCGCGTTGTTGTAGACGTTCACGGTGGTGGCCCCGGCCGCGACGCCCAGGTCGCCCGAGCTGTCGCGTCTGAGGGGCACGATGGCCTCGGCGCCGCGCTCGCCCATCACGCCCAGGCCGCCGCCATGCGCGAACATGGTGGGCCGCGTCACGATGCCACCGCTGGCAAAGAACTGCATGCCCTTCGCATTGAAGGCCGCACCCTTGGCCGCCTGGCTGAACGACGACGAGAACGCAGAGATGGCCTTGCCCCATCCGCCCATGTCCTCGACCGCCTTGAAGAATTGCTGGAAGTAGCTGTTGAGGATCAGCTTTGCCATCTGCTTAATCATCGACTCGACCATGTCGCCGAAGCTGGTGTCGACCTGGCCGAACGAATCGATGAGCTTGTCTGCGAAGTCCACAACGAACTTCGCGCCCATCTCGCCGATGGACTCTGAGAGCGTCTTCACGTCCTTCGTGACCTTGTTGGCCGCGTCGGAGATGCCCAGCAATTCGTTCTTGGTCTTGTCGGCAGTGGCGGCGCTGATGAGCCCCGCATCGAGCGCCTTGTTGATCGCGTCGAACTTGGCCTGCAGGTTGCCCGCCTCCTTCTCGGCAGCGATGAGCGAGTTGACGAGCTTGGTGGCGCCCGAGCTGTCCATCTGCTCGCGCATCTTCTGCACCTGCTCGGCCAGCAGCTTGAACTCGGCGGTGGTTGTCTGACCTGCGAAGGCCAGCTCGATCATGCGGTCTTCCATCGCCGCGAGGATCTTGGGCGCCTGCTCCTGCTCGGTGGCGGCCTGCGTGACTTTCTGCAGGGCAGCAGCGACCGGGTCCAGCGCGGCGGCGACCTGGTCGGCGGCCTTCTTGAATGCCTGGAAGCGGTTCGAGGTGGTGTCGCCCGCTGCGGCCATCTTCGCCATCTCGGTTTGCAGGTGCGCGAGCTTCAGGGGCAGGGCATCCAGCGTGGCGACACTGGCGTCCAGCGACTTGAGCCACTTGTCCCAGTCGTCCAGCTTGGGCGCCTTGATCTTGGTCTTGCCCGCCTTGTCAGCCGTGATCTCGATGTTCTTGCGCAGCGACTCCAGCTGCTTGTTGAGGTACTGGAATTTGGCGACGCCCTCGGGCGTGCTGGTGTCGATGTTCGAGATCTGCTCTTGCAGCGCCTGGATCTTGGCCGGGATGCGGCTGGCTTCTTCGACGCCCTTCTTGACCTGGCCGTTGAAGTCATCGAGCCAGCCGGGCAGCTTGAGCTGGGGCTTCTGCTCGCCGAACGATGCGACGGTCTTCTGGTACGCATCGCTCAGGCTCTTGAGGTTGGCTTCCATCTCCTTCGATTCGCGCTTGGCCGTCGCGATGCCGAAGGGATCGAACAGGGGCGTGAGCTTGCCCCGGTCGCGGCCCATGAACTCGTCCACCTGGTCCATGAGGCGCATCACGTCCTTGAGCCCGTTGGTGGCGGTGTCCAAGAACTTGATGAGCGGGGGCAGGGCCTCGCGTGCGATGGCCGTGCCCAGGCCCGACATGAGCGTGGCGAAGCGCTCCCACTTCGCGTTGAACTCGCTCGCCATCGCCGCGTCCTGCTCGGTGATGCCGGCCAGCTCCTTCATCTCGTCGCTGGCTGCCTTGATGGCATCGGCGCCCTGGTTGAGCGCGGGGATCATCTTGCGGCCCAGCTCGCGGCCGAACAGCTCGGTGGCAGCGGCTACCTTGTTCGCGCCGTCCGCTGTGGCCGCGAAGCCATCCGCGATTTTTCTGATGGCCTCGTCGGCGGTGTCGCCGGCCGTGACGCCGAACTGCTTGAGGATCTGCGAGGACTTCTTCGTCTCGTCGCCAATGTCGGCGACCTGGTCGGCCAGGCGCCCGAGGGCCTGCGTGGTCTGCGTCGCACTGATGCCCGCACCCACGAACGCATACTGCATGCCCTGCAGCGCTTCGACCGACACGCCCACCGAGGCCGACGCATTGCCGAGGTCGTCCATCTTGTCGATGACGCTCTGAATGCCGTTGACCACGCCGGTGAACACCTCCTTTGCGATCTCGAAGGCGCCCGCGATGTTGATCTTGGTGTTGATGGCGCCCAGCAGGTCCGTGTTCTTCTGCATCGAGCCCGCGAGCCCCTGCATCGACTTGTCGATGTTGGCCGTTGACTTGGCGAGCTTGTCCAGCGCCGAGAGGGCCTGGCGGTCATCGACGGTCAGCCGAATGATTCGCTCAAGTTCGTCGGACATGGTGTGTCCCCCTTAGCGGCGGCGCCCGCGCCGGCCCAGGTTCGGCGCGATGAGGATCGTGCCCGTGCGACCGCGTGCCCAGCGTTCCTCGGCCACGGTGTGTGCGGTGAAGCGCACGGCCACCTTGAAGCCCGAGAACAGCGGCAGCGAGCGCGCCTGCTGCGTGGCCTGGCCGAGAAAGCCCGAGGCGCCCTTGCGCCCGGCGGCCTGGCCCTTGGCGGCGCGCTTGGCATCGCGCGCCTTCGTGCGCCCTTGCGAGACGCGAATGTTGGCCACGGTCGACCAGGGCACCTTTGTCGGGCGCAGCACGATGGCATCCTTGGCCGTCATCGGGATGAAGCCGTTGGATGGCGTGGGCATCTTGATCTCGTGGCCGTCGCGAATGAACGCATAGGTCCAGTTGCCCATGTTCGAGAGCGTGCCGGTGCGCCGCGTGGTTGTGCGCCCGATGGCCTTGGCGAGTACGTCCTTGAGTGCCGAGAGCGCGGCCAATGGCAGGCGCAGGCCGAAGCTCACTTCAATGGTTCGGATCGCCGAGGTGGCGGGCTTGCCGCGAATGCCATCGGAGATGACCAGGTCGGGCGGATTGCCCAGCTTGATCTGCGCGGCAGTTTCCTCGCCAGCTGTGCGGCGCATCTCCAGGATGATCTCGTCGCGCGTCCAGTTGGTGACGTCCTTGGTCAGCGCCTCTTGCGACAGGCCGACGTTGCGACCGTCATAGGTGATGGTCTTTTTGCTTTCGACAGAGACGATGCCTTGCGCCATGGCCTAGCCTCCCTTGTCGAACGCCAGCGCCAGCGCAGCCACGCCGGCAGGGTTGGTCAGGTCGAAGTGCATGGCAGAGCGAGCAGGCACGGTTTCGGGGGCGCCGGCGCTGGGGCTCTGCTCATGGGCCTGGTGCTTTTCCTCGAACCATTCGACCCAGTCGCTGAACTCGCGAGCGCTCATGCTCTCGCGCAGCTGTGCGACCGTCATGCGTAGTTCATAGGCCAGGTTGTGCAGAGCCTTGCGCGTCGGCGTCAGGCGTTTTTTGCTTCATCCCCGCCGACGTTGTTGAGCTCCATCACGATGCTGGAGATGCGCTGGGCCATGCGCGCCGGGATGGCCCGCGCGCCGTCGACACCGATGGGATTGCCGCTGCCGTTGGAGACAGCAGCGCCCATCAGCGCGAAGGTCATCGCATTGCCACCGACATTCGCATTGGCTTCGCGCAGGTCCATCAGCTCGCCCAGCGTCAGCTCGCGGATCTTGTAGTCGCCGACCTCTCGCGTTTCGCATTGCATGTGCCGTCGCTCCTTTCAGTCCAGGTCGAACAGATGCCGCGGAGCCGAGCCCAGCGCGCCGGTGGCCGTGAAGCCCATGCCGCCCTCCAGCGGAATGTCCCAGGCCATTTGCGAGAAGGTGATGGGCGCGACGATCTCGCCCTGTTCTTGCGGCAGCACGATGGAGAAGATCCGCTCGGTGGCGTCGTCGGCCGCGTCCAGCAGCTCGCGATAGCCGGGATCGTTCTTGTCGATCCAGCCCGTGAGCGTGGCCGTGCCGGCGCTGACGGCCGTTTGCGGCAGCGTGGCGCTGGGGTTGCAGTACGTGCCGACTGCGGTGGTGCCCGGCGTCTCGGGGTTGAAGGTGAAGCCCGTGAGGCACAAGCGCACCATCTGCGAAGAGTCCCAGATCTCCATCTCCGCATCGATGCTCATGTTGCCCAGCTCGCCGCTCGTGTCGCTGCCCAGCAGCGTGAACGTGCCCGCACCCACGGCCGACACCGGGAAGACCTTGCCGTCGATGCTGGTGAAGCCCGAGTTGGTGATGCGCACGAGCTGGCCGATGGCAGGCACCAGGGCGGCAGCGGTGTACGTGCTGTTGATCGTGGCCGTGTCCGGCGCGGCGCCGAAGGCCGACGAGTCGGTGGCGACGGTGAACTGGTTGGAGCCGTCCGCGCCCAGTGTCGCGGCCTTCGTTCCATTCATTCCGAGCCAGGCGCCCGTGAAGCCTGCGAACGTGACCGAGGCGACGCCAGCGCTTGCGCTGGCCTTGAGCGCCGCGAAGTCCGACGCGCTCACGTTGAAGGCGGTCGTGGCACCGGCTGTGATGCCGGTTACGCGAAAGCTGACTTCGGGCGGCGTGGCGGCCGGCGCTGTCACCACCGTGGGCTCGCTCTTGGAGATGGCTGTGGGCTTGACCTTGTAAGGCGGGATGGCGCCTTTCGTGAGGTACATGGCCACGCCCTTGCTACTGATGGCGTCACCGGACATGGTCGGCTCCTTTCTGCGGTTGATAGACGTAAGGCACAGAGAACAGGACGACGAACCACGGCACGTCGCCGGCGGGGAACTCTTGAGGGGGCGCAGCGCGACCGAGCTGCAGCGCATGCGTGGGGTCTTCTTGCGTCATGAAGCCCGCCATGACGGCCTCGGCTTCTTCGAGCACGCGCTCGTCGCCCTGGCCGCCACGTGTGAGAAAGGCGAGATCGAAGACGCCGGTTTCCTCATCGCTGCAGTACGTGCTGGCCTGCGTGGTCGCGTTGGGAAACTCGGCCGTGACCCAGGTGGGCTCCTTCGGGTCCTGCGCCTGATTGATCGTGTCGTAGAAGGGCAGGCCCTCGCCGGCCGCAGCTGCTGCGGCCCACTGGCGAACGAGGCGGCGCACGTACAGGCTGCTCATTCGTCTTTGCCCCGCAGGTACGCCGTCCACGCGACAGCGGTGTTGTTCGCCTGGTGCAGCTTCACGCTGTCCAGCGCATAGGGCTTCGCACCCGTGGCGCCCTGGTCGACGTCGAAGACGACCAGGTCGAACTTGCGCGGAGGCCTGGCCTTGAACTCGGGCGTGGCCGGGAACGTGAGAATCAGCGCGTTGACGCCGTAGGCGTTGATGATCGATTCGTCGCGCAGGCCCGGATGGTTCAGCAGGAAGCGCACGGGCATGGGCTGCATGTCCGGCGTGTCCGCATAGACGAAGCTGCCATCGGTGCCGCCCTCGGCGAGCATGCGCGACAGGTGCGCGATGAATCGAGGTGCGACCGTCATGCACCCCCCACGGCTGTCTCTGCGCGGTAGAGGTTGAGCACGGCCACCGCACGCGAAGGGATGACGCCCCAGGCACTCGCATCGCCACCCGCCGCGCCGCTGCTGTGCTCGTCGCTGGTGTCGTAGCTGATGGACATGCCATCGATGGCGAAGCTGCGCACGGCGCCCGAGCCATCGGAGCTGCTGCCCGCTGGCAGGCCCCAGCCTGGCGTGCTGGCCCACAGGGCATCGAAGATGGCCCACAGCGCAAACTCGAGATCCGGGGGCAGCACCTTGTAGCCGCCCTCATAGTCCAGCGCGATGCTGGCGCCCGCACTGCACCCCGCACCCCGGCCGCGCACCATGCCGAACTCGTGATGCACCAGCAGCTGCGACAGGTCGACCGCATAGTCGGTGCCGCCCTGCACGGTCATGGAGTACACGCGCGCCAGCGGGTAGCGCCGCACCATGAGCACCGGCCAGTGCGATCCGGGGAAGTTCACCGTCTCGCGCTTGAAGGCAAAGCGCCGGTCGCAGTAGCGCTCGGCCAGCGCCAGGCCCGTTGCCAGGCACTGCTCGATGGCTTCGTCCTGCGCGGCGTCGGTGATGCCCAATCGCAGCTTGGCGGCGGCCAGGTCATACATGGTCAACCCCCGGCGGCGCTGCTGGCCGGCGCCTGCCACTGCCCATCGATGTAGACGCGCAGCACGAAGGGCGAGACGCTGGTGTCGGCCCACAGATCGCCCTCGCGCGTGCCGGCTGCCGGCGGAGGGTTCGGGCCCACGTAGGCCGTGCCCGAGTTGAGCTGTGCCAGGTTGTCGGGAAAGCTCATGGCTTGGCCCCCTTACGTTTGCCCTTGGGCACGGGCTGCACGCGCACCTTGCCCTCGGTGCGGCTGTGCAGCTTCACGGTCGCGGGCTCGGGATCTTCTGGAATGACGTTGCCCTGGCTGGTGCGGTTGTCCACGAAGCAGAACAGCACGCAGGCCGGCGCGAAGGCACCGAGGCCGATCGCGCGGGGCAGCTCGCCCGAGACGTCCATGTCCCGGCGCATCGCTCCCGAGGCGCACCCGTACAGCAGCACGGGCAGCACGAGGAGCAGGGCCGGGGCGTGCATGGCTAGAAGACCTTGCCGGCCAGCAGCAGCGACAGCACCCACAGGGCCAGGCCCAGCGAGAGCAGCTTGACCTTGCCCACGGCCAGGCCGAACGCATCGACGGCCAGCACGATGAACGCGGCGATCAGCAGGATGAGAGAGAGCATGTCGGCCTCCTTTCACTGCATGGGCGTGCTCGGCGGTGCGAGCGAGCGCAAGACGTTTTCTTGAATGGCTTCGGCCAGCGCTTCGAGCGGCGCGACGAAGTTCGCTTCGAGGGCCTGCGTGGTGCCGTCTGCATGGCGCAGCACGAGCACCAGGTTCTGGCCGCTGAACTCCAGGTGTTCGATGTGCGCGCCGTCCTTGCCGTCCTTGCCGTGGCGCACCTCGCCGGGGTCGCCCTTCTTGCCGGGGTCGCCTTTGGCGCCGCGACCCGCGACCAGCTGCGCGCCGGCCGCTGTCCAGGCGAAGGTGCCGAAATCGCGCATGAACAGGTCGCCCAGCTCGTAGGTGCGGCCCTCGGCGTAGGGCTCGGCGAAGTGAAAGCCGGCGGTGCCCACGCGCTGCCAGCTCGCGCTGCCGTAGGGCTCGTCTGCGGTGTCGGTGAGCGCGCGGTAGTACTGGCCGAGATAGGCCTGCACGATCGCGCCTTCGCGATAGATGCCCGGCGCCCAGGCCGGCGCCTCGATGCCCGCGCCGGCTTCGCCTGGCTCGCCTTTGATGCTTTCGCCGGGATCGCCTTTGATGCTCTGGCCCGGCTCGCCCCGGAAGCGCTCGCGCGCCTCATCGCTGGTGAGCAAGCCTTCGGCATGCTCGCGCGCCTGGCGCACCTGCTCGGCCATCTGCACGTGCATGTCGGCCAGTGCCTCGCGCAACTCCGACAGCTGCGCGCCCAGTTCCACGATGCGCTCGTCGCGCTGCAGCAGCTGCTCGACCACGAAGGCGCGCAGGTCGGTGTCCAGCTGCGAGCGCTCCTGCTCGATGCGCTCGGCCTGGCGGTGCGTGTGATCCTCCAGGGCGCCGGTGAGTTGATCGCGCAGGCCGCACACCTGCTCGCCCAGCTCGCGCGCTTGGTCCTCTTGCGCCTGGCACTTCTCGCGCAAGGCGATGACTTCGACTGCGGCGGCGCGCTGCGCCACCTCAGCCAGCTCGCCGCTGCTCTTGAGCAATTCGAGAAAGCGGTCCTCGGCCGCGCCGAGCCGTTCGTGGATCTCGGCGCGCATGCGCGTCGCGTCCAGGTACTGCGCGGTGCGCTCGGCCAGCATCGCCTCCATGCCGCGCTCGTGCCGCGCTAGCGCCGCACGCATCACGTCGCCGATCACGTCCAGGTCTGACTGCTTCATGCCATGACCCTCGCCATGAGCTGGGCCGTGGCCGTGGCCGCGTCCAGCTGCTTGCTTGCGTCGTTGCTGCCGTCGTCGTCCGGGTTGTCGTCCGGGTTGTCGTCGGGGTTGGGGTCGTCGGGGTTGGGGTTGGGATCTGGTGCGGGCAACGCGGCCTGCGGCGGCGTGCCCAGCGGCACCATCTGCTGTTGCACGTAGACCTTGTCCCCGCCTTCGACGGGTGGCAGGCCCTCGACGGCACGTGCCTCGTTGGGCTTGTAGAGCCCGCCCTGGATGCCACGGCACAGCGCCTCGATGCGGCCCTTGAAGTCGGTGCGCAGCAGTGCCTTCTGGTCCAGCTCGGTGAACTCGCTGACCTGGTCGAAGGCGAAGAGACGGTCGAAGGCGCGCTCGATCAGCTCGAGCAGAGATCCCAGGCCCGTCGACAGCCAGAACGAGATGAGCGATTCGACGTTGGTGAGCGTGGCGCGCGACAGGTCGCCGATGATGGGCAGCGGCACGCCAGCGACGCGGGCAATGTCCTCGATGCTCAGGCGCTGCGCCTCAATGAGCTGCGAGTCCTCGCTGGAGATCATCATGGGTTGCCACTTCACGCCGTTGCCCAGCACGGGCACGCCGCCCTGTGCCAGCTTGGCGGCCTGGCTTTCCCAGTTGCTGCGCAGGCGCGCGATCTGATCGGCGTTCAGCGGCTGCTCAGTGACCAGCACGCCCGAGGGCCGCGACATGCGCGAGAAGAACGTGGCCTGTGAGCGCGACAGCGAGACGTTGATGCCCATCGCCAGCGCGGCCGCGGTGAAGGGCGACTCGCCCATGAGCGGGTGACGCGGGCAGTACTGGCGCAGCACCAGCACGTCGCGCGCTGGCACCATGTACTCGACCGACTCCAGCGAGGCCAGGCCCGGCACCATCTGGTTCGCGCCCAGCGTGTAGAAGACCGAGCCATCGGCCGCGACGTAGGGGAAGCATGTGCCGCGCGGCATCCGGTGCAGCGAGGCAATGTCGTTGCGCTCGTTGCGCAGGGCGACCGCATAGCCCATGCCCTCGAACTGCAGCTGGGCCACCAGGTTCAGGATGAACACCGGCCACGTTTCGTAGTCGTTGGGCGAGCGGAAGATGCGAAAGGCCGGCGACGTGGTGACGCGCTCGTACTTCTTGGGCGTCGTCTCGCGCATGTGCGCAGGCCAGCACTGTGAGACGGCCTTCGCATTGGCCATGACTGCCGCGAAGGCGGCCGGCACCAGGCGCGAGCCGCTGCGCGGGATCTCCAGGTTGCGCTGCCATCCGTCCTCGATGGGGCTGAGCTCGTAGAAGCCGCCGCGCTCACCCAGGCCGAAGAAGGGTCCGCGCCACGAACCCTCTTCGCCGCTCTTGGCAGTCGACTCGGCCAGCATGCCCGTGAAGGCAATGCTGGCCGGTGCCGAGGTAGGCGCGAGCGCGAACGACATGCGCCCTCACTTGGCGAGCTGGCCGGGCAGCGGCAGCCCCGTGAACACCAGGGGCGCCGAGTTGTCCAGGCCGGTGAGCACGAACGTCGTCGCGGTCTTGGTGCCGATGGTGAACTGCTGGTTGATGCTGGCCGCGTCCGTGCCGGCCGCGCCCGAGAGCGTCACCTTCGTGGCAGCGTTGGCGTTGATCTTCGTCATGTCCCCCGCACTGACCGTCGCGACAGCCGGGTTGGCCGCGCTGATGGCCGTGACGCTGACCACGGGCATGACGGCCGGCGGCAAGATGGGCTGCGGGTCGGGATAGCCCGCCACCACGCCCTCGCGCCACTTGAGCCGGCCATCGCCGCGCATGTACTGCGCCTGGTCGGCCGCGCGAAGCTGCTCGGCCTGCGCTCGCGTGCAGCGCGCGATGCCCATGCGCGTGAGGCCCAGAGCGTCGGCCCCGGCCTGGCGATAGACCCAGACCGTGACCGTCTCGTCCGCCGCCGCTGCTTTGGCTTTGGCCTTGGCCATGGCGACTTACCAGCCCACGCCGGTGATCGTCTGCACGGCACCGGGGCGCAGCACGGCCCACGAGGCATCCCACACCGAGCGGATGCCGCCGCTGTAGGTCTGCCAGAACGAGCGCGCCGGCGTGGCGACGACGCCCGAGCCAGCGGCGCCCGATGCGATGGGCAGCACGCTCGCGCCGGTGTCGGCGTTCTCCGTGAGGGGCATGCCTGCGTCCTCGTGGATCGTCGCCTGGTCGGAGTAGCTGAACTCAGGATTGCCACCCGCGAAGGCGATCTCGCTGGCGTCTACCAGGTAGACGATATCGAGAGGCACGTACAGGCTCGTGCGAACCGGGATGCCCGCCAGGATGTTGTTCGCCATCGAGGGGAAGGCCAGGTCGCCCACGGCATTCGTTGCCATCGCCGCGCCTGCGGCGCGCGAGGGATGCATCAGCCAGTAGGGGCTTCGGCCCAGGCCTTGATTCGCCATCGACTGGATGCGCCCGCGCAGGTCCGCGAGGATCTGGTCGCTGTTGTTGCCCGTGCTCGCGGCGGTGTCGCCAGCAGCGAGCCCGGCCTGGATGCCGGCAGGGCGCAGGTCGGGCACGGCGGCCTCGTCATCGAGGAAGGCCGTGTCGAGCACACGCGCGGTGTCCTGGCGCATCCAGCGCTCGACCGCGGCCTCGAAGTCGATGATCGAGCGGCGCAGCATCTCCATGGTGAAGGTGCCGATGACGCCCATGTTGTAGGGCGAGAGCGTGACCGAACCGAGCTTGGCCGCGCCCACGCGGATCGGCGCACCCTCTTTGCGGAAGGCCGCGCCCAGGTGCTGGTTGGCGAAGTTGTCCACTCGCGCGGGGATCTTGATGGGCGCACCCCCGTCGAAGGTGAAGCGCTGCAGCGGCAGCTGCGGCAGGATCGCCTCGGTGCCGATGAGGTCCATGAAGGCGGCCCACGACTCGCGCACCAGGGCGCCGGCCCATTCGGGCACGTTCGTCATGGCCGGGTTCTGCGCAGCCTTGCCGATGCCCGTGATGAGCTTGGCGCTTTCCTGCAGATCGAGCTGGCCGGGCCAGCGGTTCTCCAGCACCTCGTCGAGCGGTCGGTGCGTGTGGTGGCACTCGAACACAGCGATGGCCGAGCGCACGAACAGCTTGGGCGATGCTTTGACCTGTAGCGCGCCGGTGGTCGCAACGGCCG